TCTGTTTCCAGTTGTGTGTTGTGGTCCGCTCCCCCACCCGAAGGATTTTGAGCTAGTTCCCGATTTTAATGCGTTAACGCGACCGTGCACCGCGGGACCGGTGGATCTAGGATAACTGGATGTAACAAGGTTTAGGCTGTTAGTTTTCTGTCCGTACCGCTTCTCGCCTTACTAGCTGTCCACACACGTGATGAAGCGCTTACACGTGATACTAGTAAGGAACCGTCTATACCTACATAGTCTAACACTTGGAATTACCTGCCAATGTTACATACAGAGAGATGACTCTGCCATAGTGCCTATTTTGTAATAGGGTGAACCACTTCCAACTGCCGCAAACTGTTAATGTTTCCGTGCGTTACAGAAGGAGAGGTGGCGTCGCAATGCGCTTATGTCTTAGAGCGGAAACCCGCAAACCAGATTGTGTATTCCACTTCCAGCACAGCTGCACTGGTTCCATCAGCCGCGGCGTTCTCACACCGCAGCTGAATAGCTCCCTGTTGTGCTGCTGCTTCACCTGCATCACTCGACGTGGTTGATGACCAATCATCGAAGTACTGCTGCAGGTTGACACGATATTCCGCGGGAATGCTTGGATTGCCCATGGCAAACACAGCGGAGTTGGTGACATCGGCAACAGTGGCTGGTGGGCCGCTGATGCCTGTCGTGTCCGGTTCGTAGTTCACAGCTACGAAACCATTGCTGGTAATTGGTGTCACTTGCATAACCTTAACCCGCAAATCGGTCACACAGAACTTGCTATACATGACAGCCAACGAACCAATCGCTGGCGTCACATTGACCAAGGACATGTAACCGGGGTTTGACGTCACGAGGGCCGCGACGGCAATTGCGTAGTTGGCGATCCCTGCCGCCCGATTAGGAAGAGACACAGCACCGCGAAGGTGCACACGCACCATATCATCGCCACTGTGACCATAAGGGCCGCGGGCGACGTTTTGAATACGTTGTGGTGCGTTGTTCTGGTTGGTTTGAGACTTGCGCTGCGCACTTTGGCGAGCGTTATTACGTTTGGACTGTTTGGACATAGCGAATTGTTAATTGGTTAATGATTCACTATTAAGCCTGGTTCTTGTATAAAGTCCGATCTTTCCACTCCCGTGCCAACCTCAAAAGGGGCAATAGTGAGTGTACCGTAATACCGCTCCATCTCTTTTTGTACATCTGGTAGCACGCCAAAAGCGTAATAATACGACACCCGTGCGCGCGCGTCCACTTGCGCACCACTTAGGTTCATAATTCTACCAGCCATCGACTGATTGCGGAACACTTCCGCTATCAACCTCTCACCTGCGGCCTCTCCCTCCCTCTTGAACACGCTGTAGAAAGCGTGCTGCACCGGCGTACCGGATGCAAGGATCGTGCCACATGTACCAACAGCGTCCAGCCATTTCCTATATACTTTGCCGTTGGGTACACTCAACAGACACATTGGGTCTTTCGTTAGCACGGCGCTATGGTTGCGAACCATACGCCAGCCAGACGACAGCTGGACGGGGTGAGTTTGACAGAACTCGATTTGTTCGAATTCGTCAACCGGTTGCTCTACAGTCATGGAAAATCCCTTCCGCCTGAACCACTCAGGCAGACTCATCATAAACTTCGTGAGTTCTTTGCGTTCCAACATCACCACACAATCATCTCCGTTGTTGCATAACTCAACATCGACACCACGCTCACTAGCATACGCAAAAATCAATGCGCACATGAGCAAGCAGTTGCCGAGTGACGTGTTAAGGTCACCAGAAGATCGTGTACCGTGCATCTCAAACTTCACCGTGCCGTCCTGTGAATAGGCGACACCCTTGTTAACTAACTGCCATTCAAGGAGCTTCCGTAAGACCTGCGAGCCAGGAAACAGGGCTTTATAAAACGAATGCTCATACTTGAGGGCTGTTTGGCTAACATGCATATCAAACTTGCTGGCGTCGAGTCCCACAGCTACCGGATCACGGAACACCTCCCATTTTGCACGCAGAATTTGCGCAGAACGGTCGGCATTGAACCCTTTGATCACAGTGGCCTCAGTGCGGTTCCCAAACGCCTTGTTGATAGACGTGAAGAAGTGATGTTCAGCATGTTTGATGAAGCGTCCAAGTTCTAAATTGAAACGCGAACTCCGAGGATTGATGACTCTCGGGGCTTTCTGTACATCCTGTTTCTCAAACTTAACAAATGAGGTCAGACGAGCATCTGTCTCATTGAGGGGGGTTTTGCATAAGCTGTGATAAGCAGCCTCATACACACGTTTCTTTGGCCCGCGATAGCAGTCAACAACTTGTTGACGGGTAAGACGGGGCAAGCGTGGCATGGTATCGATCACCTTCGATCGGAAAAGTTTAAACCACCCTCCTGCATAAGCTTGAGGTGCGACATCAAAAGCAGGCCGAAAGGTATCCCCATCCTTGCAAAGGAAATACCTCTCGACAAATGCCCGCTCTATCGTGTCGACGTTACTATTGTAAACACCCAAATTGTGCGATGGGCCAAACCCGGTACAAGTAACAAACTTCCGGGTTTTAGAGGGCATCCCATTCCTGCGCGCACACAACTGGCCACGACACTCACGTCTAACCTTATCCAAAAGACAAGGATCAACACGTGTGTCACAACCGCGCACAGTGATTGGGCACCCCTAGCAGGCACGAGTGTGCTCTCGAAGTCCCTCGACTTCGAAAGCCCACCGCATCCACTTGGGGAGCCGGGTGCGGGTTAGTGCAATATCATCAAGCAGCGTCTCACCAAACATAGCGTTCAGTGTGAACTGCTGATGGCTGACAATGTCAACATCACGCACTTTCAACCCACGAGCCACTCGCAAGTATTCGCGCTCAGCAAGGAGCATATTGGCCTCATTTGGGGCCAAGCGCCCAAGCTTGCTGCGTAGATGGAGAGCCATCGACGCAGCAAACCGCGGCACGACACACGCTGGCAGTAGCCCCACAATGTCCGGTTTCACAGGGTCAATACCCATCCGTGCAAAGTAAGCATCCCACTCGCGCATGCTACGCTTAATGTTTGCATTCGCCTCACGCAGTGCGTCGAGTTTACCAAGGTTATAGCCAGTCTCATTCATGACCTCAACCATTGTCTGCTCGACGCACGTGTCCCGGTTACCGTAGCCCATGTGCAAACGCATGGACTCACGGATATCAGAACGGATGCGCTCATCCGTTCTGTACGCCTCTACTTCACTAGCATCGTAACAGCAGAGGGTTTGGAGAACCGGGCTCTCCATAATCATGTTCCCTAATGAGCGCTTGAATCGTTGCCAGGTGGACAGCCTGGGTGGGCTCGGGGCAACGGCGTGGAGCATGACGCTATAAAGGTTAAGGTAGACTACTACCAAATTCTG